CAAGCACGTCATCGTCCTTCCATACATTTATTATAACAGAGTGATGGGTCTCTGGGTGACCGAGTGGACACTTATTATTCTGGTACCAAGCACTTGGATACCATGATCTGCTTGAATTCTGGAGTAATGTTAGCAAAGAACTGAGGTTGTGGTGTGAATTTACCCTTGTATCTCAACTCTAAACTTAGAATAGGGACACTCTTCTTGGATATCATAAAGAATATCTTAGCAGCATCTGCCTTATCAGTAGCAGCCCAATCTATATCTATCTTATACTTTGTTTTATTTCTAGCAATTTTTGCTAGACCACATAGTATAGTATGCTGATCAATGTATGTGCCTGCACCAAGTGTCAGTTTATACTCATCCACCTTAGGGATCTTTGATACTGTACCAATACCAGTTATCAAACCAAACCCAAACCTATACTTGTCTAAGTTGTTACTAGCAGAAAGATCCTCTTGAAGGTTAACCTTTAGTACTAAATTAATTAACTGGTCGGCAAATGTATCACCATTCTTAAGGACAATACTCCTAAACTCAGCCCATAATGAATTATCCTTTCTCTTTAGATCATCATTAATAAAGGTCTTCATGTCAGGTAGTTTACATGAGGTAGGTTCAGTACTATAACCCTCTACATGGTTACCCTTAGCATCAACATAAGGATACTTAAACTGTTGTGCCTTATCTCTATGAGCAAAGAGGGTCTTACGAGTCTTACCTCTAAACAATTCTTCATCACTCATACCATCAGACAGATCCTTACCATTCTCATCCTCAAGGTTGAGAATACCACGTTCTATTGCATCCCTTACCCTTGCAGCAAAATATCCTGTCCTTCTCTCATCTAATTCTTCTCGTGCCTTCTTAAATGCATTGTTAGGACCATCACCATTGATAAGAGTAGTGAATGCTTTATTAATAAGAGTAGGGTCTGCTGAGTTTGCTGAAGGTTTCTTCTTTAAAGAGACTCCAAAGTATTGCCTAGCAGTAGTCTTAACAATAAGGTCTGAAGAATTGTAATCATCAAACCCATACTTACTTACCCTAAACTTTGTTACCTCGGCAGGCCATTTATCACCTGTCAAAAATACCATACTTGCTTTGACATCTGCTCTCTGATGATGATCATGTTGCAACCATCCCTTAACTGCTATGGCAGCAGAGATACCTTGCATTGCATTCTTTAATAAATCTGATCTCTTTTTAGGGGTTAGATCAGGAATACATTGCCTCATATAGGCTACTGCTTTATTCTTTTCCGACCCAAATTGTACATTACCATTATTACTAATGATACCAGCAGTCTTATTAACCCATGTATGTAAGCATTTCTCAGACTTAGTGGCAGCCTTTAATTCTACAGTGCTATAAAACATAGCACCAGCACACATTATTTCTGAATATTCCATTAAAAAAGAGGGAGCTAGTCCCTCTTATTTATTAATGTAGGAGGTTGGATTCCTGTGTACCAACAAAGAACGGGCATTACTACAGTAGTAAATTTTACGTCCTTGCCTGAGACCCGACTGGTAAGTCGATTCACCTTTCGGTGCAGCACCACCTGTGTCTCATCACCTTATCCAGCGTTTGCCAGAAAGATTATTCAGTCACTCCTTAGCGTTGCGTCCAACAGATATAATATACACCCCTCGTCAAGTCTTGTCAAGCTTCATTGGGAAATAATTGAAATTGATGACATAACGTGCCTTAACATTGGTAGCATTCACCCCTCTATGCTTGGTATTACTAGGGAAGAAGACCATACGGTTGGCAACACTCTCAACTTTACAATCGTTAAACTCTGTGTATCCATTGTTACTATTGACATAGTAGATGGCAGTCTCCATATTTTCTACAGGATAACCATCCCCTGTGAAATCATAGTGCCAGTTACTTTTATATGCTTCCCCTCCATGTAACTGAAGGTTAGCTTTGATCCTCCAGATTGCCATAGGATTTATCCTACCTATGATAGGAAACAATACTTCTATATGTGGTGACCTATACATTTCAAAGAAGAAATCATGTGTTAACTGACCATCTTTGATCTGATCTGACATACCACCTGCTTTATAAGGATCGTATGTCCAGAAGTCTTTATACTCTAGACTCTCCTTCACCCTCAAGTGTGAATTAGAATCTAAGAAGTCATCAACTATTCTCATTAGTAATGATCCTCTAGTCCTTCAACTGGTGTAGGTTTCCAGTCCTCACCATAGTATCTCTCTAGAATATTATGGTGTGGTGCATCTGTGCCTACCTCTATCTTCTTAGGTGGCTCTGGTGGAAACATTTCTAATTGTATCTCTGGTACAGAAAAAGTGTCACCACTCTTTCTGTGATGACACCAATAGAATGTACCGTTCTCTTTCTTGTATAGATGGTCTGCCTCATGTGGACTCAACAATACCATCCTTACAATCTTATCACCCTTCTCTATCATATATCACAAGGTGCTTCGTCTACCTCTGCCAACTCTACCAACTGATAATACTTCTTATACAACTCACCCATCTTAGGTTCAGTATCACGTGACTTCCACATCTGCTTTATAATAAGTTTCATATCATCCATTGGTACCACAACAGATAGATTACCATGTGTATATGCTTCTCTCATTAGATGTCACCAGGTGCTCTGTTTTCTGAGTATCCTACCTCAAACATTTGATTAGGATAACGTGTTGCTAACTTAAGAGTATTAGTATAGATGACTTCATCCAATCTAACATCCAATGCTAGTGCTGCCTGTGCTGCATACCATATGATGTCACCTAGTTCCTTAGTTAGATGCTCCTTATTCTTAGCATCATATGGTTTGCCTTGAAACTTAAGTTTCTTAACGATCTCCATAAACTCACCAGACTCTGAGCATAACCCTGATGCAGCAGTATCAAGACGAGAGATGTTACATCCTTGTCCTTTTAACTCACCATACCTTGCTACTAAAGCATCGAAGTCTTTACTAGCACTAGAAGTAACTCTGTCAACAAACTGAGTATAGTTATCTAGATCGATCTCAAACTTCTTAGCAGGTTCCTTCTCATTCTTTTTCTTATCTGCAATGCCCTTCTCTAATCTCTTCTTTGACTTGGGTGCAGTACCCATCTGCTCCTTGATCTCTTCAGGAGTTTTTGCAGTCTCATCATAGACCTTCTTAGCATCTGCGTCAGCATTGTCTATCTTATCTCTAGACGCATTAGAGATCTCTTCAGCAGCTTTATCTGCTTCATAGTTTTCGCCAGGTGAATTAGTAAATACTTCAGACATTAGATTTTAAATCCTTCAAAGGTTTTCTTAGTGTTGGTAACAGGTTCTATATCACCTGCATCGATGATATCATCTTGTGCTCCTTGATCACAATCATACAGCCTCATCTTCGCTCTGTCAATACCCACAACGAATCTCTTATACATCGTAGGGTCATTGTATCTATTCTTTAACTGCTTGATCATTATCTGTCCGAGCTCTTCCATTTCCTCGTTAGAAATGAGAGCGAGCATAAGGTCAGCAGTAGCAGGAAGTCCGAAGGACTCCGATGTGTCAGTAAGGTCAGGATCGCTAGACCCAAAACCAGCACGAGTAGTTTGAGTAGCACTGACGATTGGTAAATCAAATTCGACAGCAAGTCCTCTAAGTTCTTCTGCAATCGCTTTAACATAAGTGTAACTATTAACTATGGTACCTTTATATCGTGCAGAAGCACAGATATTTAGATAGTCTACGAATATAATATCAGGACTGAAACCTTTCTTCATAGACAACTCATTTAAGAGTGCCTTGAAATGACCCACGTGTGCAGATGCTGTAGGATATTCCTTAATGATTAACTTACCCTGTGTCTTCTTGGTTAACTCCAACAACTTGGAGGAGTACTTCTCTTTGCTGAGGAGGGGGCTTGTGAGTTGTTGAATCGGGATGTCCAAAAGGTTGGCATCAATTCGCTCTGCAATTTTCTCCTCTGCCATTTCCATTGTAATGTAGAGAACGTTCCTCCCTTGGAG